AAAGACTTCGGCTTCTAGCCTTCTGCCTTCTCTTACCCCTGTTTCGTAGGCTGCCATGCAAGCCTTGTGGATGGTTTCTTGGAACTCGCTATTTGTCATCTTCTGCCCCTGTCTTTAGTAAAAGTATCGCTATAAGTAAAGTATTGACCACCGACAATATGAGAATGTATTCAAGCATCTTCGCCCACTTCATCTGCTACTTGGCGGATTGGCTCTAGCGGGACATTTATCCCATGCGCCCGCTCGTTCTTCAGGTGTGTCTCTAGGCTTTTGATTTTCTCTAGCCTGAATCCACCCCAACGGCGGTCATCTGTCTCGACAATCGGTGCTGAGGTAAGCCCTAGCTCAAGGAATCTGTCAACAGCTTTCGGTGACTTGTCGAGTCGGCGTGTCTTGTAGATTATGCCTCTGCGGTCAAACTCACGCTTTGTTGTTTCGCATTGAACACAGTTTGGCTTGGTCCATAGGGTTATGGTCATCACAGGTGCGCCCCCGTCCTCAGAGCAATCTCTTTGCGCTCGTCTTTGATTATGTCTAGGCACTTGTCATAGCCCTTGCGCTCGACCTTAGTCATTTTCACTCGGTCAGCCATGAGCTGAGTTCTCATTGAAAGCCAAGTGGTTGCGTATTGTGCGCCTTCCTGAATGCCATGACGGAATGCCTCGTCTAGTTCGTATTCAAATAGTCTGTCTGCAATCCAAAACTTGATGTCTCTCCAAGTTGCTCTCATGCGTTCTCTCCCATCAGTTCTTTAGCAGCCCAGCGCAATGCGTCAGCTAGTGCAGGGTTGCCCTTGTTGTGTGCGTGGTTAGAAAGCTCCTCAAGAGCTTCGATGCAGGATTCAAATCCTCTGCTGAATTGAGCCATGCCGTAAAGGTCAATCTGGCGGTCAACATGATTTCTAAATTCTTCAACTGACACGAGCATCCCTTTCGATTAGGTCAACGATTAGTCCAAGTCCTAGTCCTGAGTAGCCTCGCTTCTGTAGGTCTTTGAATAATGCAATGAGTGATTTTGTGTCGTAGACAACCTGTGCCCTTTCCTCTGGCAGCAGGTGTGATGTTAGTTGTGTCATTTGTTTTCCCCTGTGTCGTAGTTGTCTTCAGAGAAGTTGACTCCGAAGTGTGCCATAAGTGCGCCAATAAAAAACGGCAGGCAGAATGCGAGTCCTAGTAGGTCCATTAGTTGCCCCTGACTCTGTCAATTCGCTCTTGAGCTGAACTCAAAGACCAAAACATTATCCATGAGTTTCCAGAGCCATCCCAGTTTGGGTATGCGTCTTTAGTTCTGATTGACCACTTGTTGTTGCGGTGCTTTGAAATGTGAATGCCCTTGTATTGGTAGCCCAATGGGGTCTTGGTTAGCTTTGCATCTGTAATCATGGCTTCTCTTGTCCTCTCTTGCCCTGATAGAAACAGGTTAGCCCAGACATGGGGGCAGGGGAAGGGTAAAACCTGTGTCGTTATCTAATCGTTATAAATGCCGTTATAAAGGCAAAACCCTGATAATTGCGCCTGTTTCTCGGTCATCGGCGTAGAACTTGCGGGCCTGAATCTCGACTATTTGGCTGTCATCGCCCCAAATGCGCCCTGATTGGCCTATGCCATCCCCTACGCCTCGAACCAGCTTGTCTAGGTCGGGTGCAACGATTGGCAGGGGTCGCTCTGCGACCTTGACAGACTTAGGCCGCTCCATAAAGAAATCCACCTCTAGTCTTATAGGACCGAGATGGACTTCTGTGAATGGTTGACAAGCATCTTCAATAGCCGCTCGCCACTTTTTTAGGTTAGCTGATTGAGCCTCGACAATCCTGCCGTTGAATACACGCTTAGACCCTTGAGGGGTCGGTCTGCCGTAAACATGAAGTTCAATCACCCCTCTAGTTTAGAAGGGCATCTCCGCTCTGGTGATGGTCGGGTTGTTTATGTTTATTGCTGCGACTTGCTTTGGGACATTGTCTCGCCCTGTGAAGCTCTCAATCTTGACAGACAGGTCACCTGAAACTTCTAGGGTTTCCCCTTCTCTTACCTGTTCCTTAGTCCAGACTGTCACCCATTGAGTGCGCTCCTCGCCCTTCTTGTCTTTGTATTTCTCGACCCCTTTGAAACCATAGTTTTCGATAATACGCGCTACTTGAACTGTTGCTTTTACTCTCATTGTGTTGCCTTTCTGCGGTGGTCAGTATTGACACAATCGGAATGACCGCAAGTCGGTATTCCTGTGACAACTGGCTCTCCGTCTTCTCTTATTGGGGTGACCATATCCTCGGCATAGTTTCCTTGCCAAATCAGACAGTCACCTATCTTTGTTTGTTTCCTTGCCCTGCAAGATTGACAAGTGTCGGGGTTCTTGCGGGTCAAGAGTATCTCCCAGACTATGCCACAGCGCGGACATTGTTTTTGCACCTCATAAGCCTAGTTCTTCTTGCTTTTCTTTGCAGCATGGCAGACACATAGCAATAACTTCGCCATGCACGCAGTAGGGGACAGGTCCAAAAACAGCCTCAGACATTTCTTTTAGGTAGTCATCATCCTGTCTTGCGAGTCGGTCTTCTTTTGAGAATGCCACTATGTGCTTCGGTTCGAGCCAAGTCACCCTCTCGTCTTTGCGAGCGGCGTGAAGGGCTTTTAGGGCAACCTCATAAGGCAGAAACCCGATGACTGCAAACCAAGCGTCAAGAACATCCTGACCCATCTTGCGGTTGTCAATAGCTGCTACTTCTCTGAGCAATGCAGCGCACTCAGTCTTGAGCATCTGTTTCCTCCGCATACTTCATCAGGGCATCCCAGTCGGTTTGTTTCTTTTGCTTCTTGCGTTCGGGCAAAGGTCCGTTCTCCCAAGCATCAGCATTTAGCCATGTTGACGGATTCTTGATAAATCGCTTTTCATTGGGCAGGTTAGGGTCTGACGCATACTTGATAACCCCTGCGATTATGTCCTCAAAGGTAGCGCGATTCAAGGCTCTCCTGAATTGCCTAAAAGCTAATTGCTTGTCTGTCTTTTTGGGATAGAGATTCCAGAACTCATCAAACAGCTCTCTCTCTTTATTCTTTTCAATAGTGTTCTTATCTATAGTCTTCTTAAGTGGTGGGTTTTCCGCTAACGGGTTTTCCGCCAGCGGTTCTTGCGTAATCCAAGTCACCTCACCGAAGCGACCACCGATGTTTTCCTGCTCTCGACTGAGATAGCCATACACCTCTAGCTCATGAATTGCAGAACGGATTGCATCCTTACCCTCAATGCTCTTACCCGCTAACCAGCCAACAGAGATGTTCCATTCGGGGGTGTGTGTTTCAATGTAGGCAAGAAGGCCACGAGCTTTGAAGCTCAGTCGCTCATCTCTGAGCCATGAATTTTTTATTTGGGCGAAGTTATCGTCCCAAGAATGTCTGCCACGCTTGATTGGCATAATGCTCCTATTCCTCGGCAATCGCCTAGAATAGGTGCTGCCGATACTCGTTCTATCGGTGAGGGTCAGATTTCGGTCTGGCCCTCTTTTAATTTTACTCTACACTCACCCGCTGAAATGCTGCCTTAGCGGTTCTGTCTCTTGCTCCGCCTGCCCAACGGCCTGCATGAAAATAGAGTTTCTTCATTGCGTCTAGTTCGTCTTGATTGCGCTTGCGTTCTGACAGGTCTTTCTTTTCTTCCCTTGCTTCGATGTTCAAGGCTCGCTCTCGCATCTTGCGAGCTAGTTTCTCGATGTCCATTCTTGCCCCTTCAATTCATCAAGTGAAATCCTGATTGTGTTAGGCCCAAACTTTATAGCCTTTATTTTCCCTGCCTTCATCCAGTTGCGAATTGTATTTGGATGCACCGACAATGATTCTGCGGCTTGCTTGATTGTAACTACATTCATTAGTTTGCCTTGCGGGCAACGAACTCTGCCCAGATTTCGTCTAGTGTTGCCTTGACTGCATCAGTAGCACTAACCTGAAATGCCTCATAAGCGGTTGTCCAAACTGCCTGTAGTTCTTCTGCTGTCATCTCTTGTAGCTTTGTCATTTTCTTTCCCCTTACTTGCTCATGTTAGCTAGGTCGATTGCTTGGAGCAAAGTTGTCTCTGCTCTGCTTAGTGTTGCTAGGTCTCTACAAGTATCAGCGCCCTTGTCTGCGCTTGTCCATCCTGCGTAGCTGTCTTCGGTCAACTGAATTGCCCAAAGTAGAGCCTCAATCTGCTTCTCTGTTAGTTCTACTGTCTTCTTCATTTCGGGTCCTTTCTTCCCTTGTGGTAACAATCTATAACAACCAGTAACAACTTGTCAAGAGGGTTTTCGGCGTGTCGGATAACAGTTTGGTAACGGCCTAAATCAAGTAATTTGGCGGGTCGCAGGCTATTTTCTGCCCATTTTCGGTCAGGTAGAACCATCGCATAGCCACCCTGTCAAAATACGGCGAGTCGAAGCCATCCCACTTGCCTAGCTTCCAGCCCATGTCTCTAGCCTCAGCCGCAACAGCGGCATCTGATTCCATCGCATAGTTCAAGGCAGCGCAGACACGCAGGTAATTGTCGAACCTGTCCATAGCCTTCGAGCCACCCATGCCTCTATTAGCCCTGTGATGCGTTTGGAGACCATTTGTAGCCCCGCAATGTGGGCAGTAGGGGTGAGCCTCGACAGCCCGTCTAAGAGCATCCTGACGCTTCACAGACGGGTTTCCTGCCCCATGAGTTTTGCCTGTGTCGCAAGCACCATAGAAGCCGTCTCAATTGACTTGACCTTTTGCTTGATGCGGTTGAGTTCAGCCTTTCTCAAATCCCTTGCTAGGCGCAGGTCTGCCGACTCAAGTCTGGCAATGGCCTCGCGGTCTCGGACAGTCCCCGCTGATTTTATGTAAGCCTTCTGCTCGGCTAAATCCAAATCGTATTCGGCCTCAGCTAATGCCTTCTCAGCCTCGAACAGCGCAGTCGAACCCTTAGAGTTCTCCGCTATCAGTTCCGCTAGTTGCCTCTGGATTTCCCGTATCACTCAACACCCCTAACAGAAGCTCGATGAGTTCCCTGTTCCAGAACTGAGCTTCACTTTCCTGTCCTCGAAACCTTGCCACCAGATACGCCTCCTCCAGCTCTTGGAGTTTGGCTCTCTTCAAATCGCTGAGCATAAAGTTTCAACCCTTCTAGGATTTCCTGAGAAGCGTTGTTTGATTTAGCTTGTGCATAAAGGTCTCGCAGTTCTTCGATTGTGCCAAGACTACCAGCTCTTTCGAGCCAATCCATCCTTGCAACCTTTTCCATTTCTTCCCTGCTTGGTCGCTTTGAACCTGAGTAGATGTAATTAGCGAGCGCACGCCCGATAGAAGAAGTCTCGCATCGCTCTAAAGCGAACGCATCAGAGTTTGCCTCACTCGCCCAACCTGTTGTCTTAGGCAACTCGTTAGCTTGGTCACCTGCCGTCAAATAAATTCTCGTCTCGATAATCCACAGCGCAGAATCCTTACTGTGATTCAGGGTAATAATTCGAGCATCAGAGTTCTTCTCATCAGCCCAGAATGTTTTTAGTCTCTCCTCAACAGTTGCGTATTGTGACAAATCAAACCTAGCCATTATTTCTTTCCCTTCTTGACTACCAAATAGGGGAGACCTTCTCCCTTTGCCTGCCTCGATGCTATGCGAACTTTCTGTCCGTCAACTTCCATGTAGGCGTGTTTAGCTCGACCCATTGCATCGAGAACCTGTGACTTGATTAGGCGCAGTTCTTCCGCTGCCTCATCGTATTTAGCCTGTGCGTTTGCAAGGTAGTGCAGCGAGTCAATCTCGACTTCGGTCTCGTCAATCAGCGGGTGCTGGTAACGGACAGCTTCATAGGTTGACTCCGAGCCATCCCACTCAGGTCGCTGGTCTGCAAACAGGCAAGCCTGAAAGTCAATTGCCTTCTGTCGGGCAATGTCAATTTCAAAGTCATCACGCTCAATCCAGTAGTCGTGCCAAGTCATTCCTGCGACTGCAACCAAAGCGGCTTTCTTGAGTCCAAGAATGTCTAGGTAGTGTTGACATTGCGCATAGTAACCAGCAGGCAATTCCTCCCAAGTCTGTCGGCCTGTCTTGACCTCAATCACAATCCACTCGCCTGTCTCTCTGTGTCTAGCTAGCGCATCGGGGTTGGCGTGTCGAAATGGGATAAGGGCATCTTGGTAAGTGCCAGTCAGGAAGACTTCATACTCAGGATGTTCCTCTGACCAGAGCTGCAGAATCGGCAACTCAAACGCCTTGCCAAACCTGATTGCCCAGTTCTCTTCAATCTGTGAGGGTATCTTGCCTGTCTTCTTTGCCCATAGTGCATAAGCAGACTCAAAGGGGTTTAGTCCCATGATGGTCGAAATCTCCGAGCCGCCGATTGAGTCCTTGCGAGCGTTGTGCCACTCGTCAGAACCAGCCTCGAAGACTCCGAGTAGGGTTGCGTTGTTGAACTTCTCAGGTGCGTGTGTTTTGAACATGGTCATAGTTTCTACCCTGCCACCGACATTTTCAAATTAGGCTAGGGCAATGGGACATTTCGACCAGAAGCATTACCGCTTACTAAAGGCTATTCACGCCGCTGGCGGTGTGCCATGTGAGGACTTCCCTGAGCTTTTCTACCCTGAAGAAATCCGAGACGAGACACGCCGAAGGCTGTCTATAGTCATCGCTAAGAAACTCTGCGACACCTGCCCTGTGAAGGCAGAGTGCTTTAGGTATGCGGTTGAGTCGGGTCAGAAGTATGGGATTTGGGCAGCGACTCTTCCAAGCGAACGATAGTCCTGTTGTAGGGGGTTTGACAGGTCATGCAAACCGCAGGCGAACCTGACTGAAACTTGTTTCGACTATTTACCTCATGCCCGAAGACTAATTCATGGTCATTAGGACAGAGGTAGGTGACCCACCTAGTCTTTTTTGAATGCGACACTTGTCAGGATTGAAAGAAACCCTGCGCCGAGTGAAACCGATGCAAGCGAAACCCAGTCAATAGCAAACAGCCCGATTGAGCCTGTGCCTAGGACAGCGATTGCAGACTGAGCAACTGTCTTGATTGCTCTTTCCCCTGCGTAGTCTCTCCAAAATTCAACGCTAAATATCTTCATCATGTGCCTTTCTAGTTTTTACATCTTCGTAAGTAGCAAAAGCAGTATAAGCGGT